GCTAACAACTCCGCCTATTTTCTGTACCTTGCCTTCATTAAATCTTATCCATTGACCCTCCGTACAAAACTCAGGTTGATAGTCTGTACCATCTCTATTAAAGCCAGCCTTGTAAGTCAGAGGGAATATATAATCTGCCATCAATCCTTATCCCTCTCTGAAGTTCTATCAACGTAACGATTTGCGCTGTCTTTGTTAATATCTGACAAGCTGCTAGCGTATAATTGTTCGAATGAGCCAAGCCTTTCGTCATCTTTTAAAAATGGCATTGCTTCTAACATGCAAGCATAAAATAACAGTCTTGGATATCTCAGAGTTAAAAAGTTTGTAGTGTTGTATTCGTTAAATATAGGGATTCCTAAATATATCAACCTATACTTGTACGCTTTATCAGCAGTTGGACTAATAAAAAAATCGTTATAAGCATCTAAATATGAATAAAACTGGGGTTCACTTGTTAAAGTTTGATTAGGCCAGTATGACTTACAAAACTCGTAACTTCTAGGAAATAAAAACTTAGAAAATGTTTGATCTGCGCTATACAGCTCAAGGCTAATAGTTTCAAGCCAACCTGCTGGCTTAGGTACAGTCGTTGCATTCAGCGCAACATCTCCAGTAATTACAACTTCCCAGCCAATATTTTTAGCTTCACTGTATAAACGATTAATTCCTTGCTCAATAAAGTTAGGAATTTGCTCAATAAAAGCTGCATCATCACGATTAGCATAACTTTGTATCTGGTTTTTTAGTGTGTTGTAATCCATTACTGGCCTCCCATGCTATCGATTTCTGTTAGGTCTTTTGAGATAGGAGCAAGTCTTGCTAATATTGAGTTTAATTGATCTGCCGATTTTATGTCCTTAGTAGGCATTAGCAATAATTTAGCTTTTTCTGGGTCTACCAAAGCCTCTTTTAGTATTTCATGAACATTTTGTTTTTGAGCTTTCATCACGGCATTATAACCACCAGATAACATTGGACTTATGCGTGTTCCAAATGGCAATATTTTTGCAGCTTGTTTGCCAAATGCTGATATAGGAGTAGTGGCTAATTCAGCAAGTAATGTTGTTTCTGATTGAGTGTTAGAACCAATTGCTCTTCCCATGTTTTCAGCGTTGTTGCGAGCTTTTAGTATATCTTTTGCATCGTTTAACACTTGTATTTGATTGTTATCAAATACTTCCGGTAGTTTGCCTTTGTGACGTGTTAAAAATTTGTCAATTTTATCGTAAGACAATTTTGAATCTGACTTTGGAACAAGGTCTTGAATAAAACTACTTCTTACCGCATTTAGCATTTCAGGGTTTTTATCTATTTGCTTCATTAAAGCCTTTGTTTCGTCAATGCTACTATCTAATATTTTTTTAGGCACTCTTTCAGGAGATAAAACAAAATTAGTAATTTCTTGTTCGTTGTATGGATTTTTTGAAGTTTTTTTCTCAACGAATTTTTTCAATAATGAATTAGTATCAATAGCAGAAACAGGTTTCGAATATTCTCTATAAACGTTTCTGGCTTCTGTAATATCTGGAGCTTTCTCTTTAAGTATATCTTTGTATACATTCTTTTTTGCTAGTTCGTATAGCTTGGCCGAAGCACCTGCGCCTTTTGTTCTTCTTTGACTCTTCGCATTTTCTAAATTTTGCAAAAGACTATCCACTTGAGGATAATTTAAATCATTTTTTCTTATTTTTTGAGCCTCACTAGACAGTAATTTTTGTTGCAACGCATCTCTTTCTCCCCTTAAAACAGAAGTAACAGCCGGTGATTTGTTAAACTCTTTTATTTTTTTGTCAATGTTTGTAATTTCATCAACTATATTTTGTTGATCTTTTGCTATACTCGTACGGCTTTGTTTAGGTGGCTTAGTCCAACTTGAAATAACGTCTAGTTCTTTTTTTAATGGCCCTAAATGCCTTGTTTTTTCTTCTGATAAGTAATTTTTTAAATGAGGTAAACTGAGGAATCTATCTGTATCACTTGTAAGTTTTTCATATAGCGGATTAGCATTGAAAGCTCTTTCTTTTAATGCATTTTGATATTTATTCTCTATCCCATCCCTAATTATTTCGCCTAAATTATAAGGGTCATGGTTTCTCATTGTAGATAAATTATCAATTTTACCTTTTAAAATTGCGTTTACTTCTTTTTGTTTGTCAGAAATAGCACCAATATTAGGACTCATTGCTTGGTGCATCTTAGCAATACCAACATTATCTGCTAATTCAGCTGTAGTAGCTGGAGCATCAAATGGGAATTTTTTGTCTAAATTCTCTAAAACTTGAGGGATATTCTCTTGGCCTACTTGTCTTTGAAACGATTTTCTAGCTGTTTCTTCTGCTGTTGGTAGTAGGTATTTGATAGGTTTGCTAATACCTTGCATTGCCTTTTTTGCTCCATAAGGTGTAAGCGAAGCTCCAATATCAGCAACTAAAGGATTTACCCCCATTTCTTGCAGTGCGCCACTTCCTGCGCCTAGTGCCCCTGCTCCAGCTATAGGTTTTGCAGTATTCAAAACCTTGCCTAAAGTAGTCGGGGCTGTAGCAGCTTTTGCAAACATACCGCCTGGAACAGCAAAATCTAATATATTGCCAGTTATTCTTTGAGCAGCACTAGAAGGCTTTGGTTCTAAATCAACGCCAGTATATTCTTTTATTTTAGCTCTAGCGTCAGAAGTTGTTGGTAACATAGGTTTATATGCCAATGAAGGACCACCAAAATATTTAGAAAATAAATTTACAGGGCTGTATTCTGTACTTAAAGCAACTAAATTTTCTATTCCACTAGGCAAATCTGCAATATTTGTAGCTGCTTTTAATCCTGCTTTAGGTAAAAAACTAGCCCAAGAATCGCCCTCTGGCTCTTGAGTGGTTTGTTTTGGTTGAGTTATAGGGCTATCGTCAAATTCAGCCCAAAAATTATCACTCACATATGATGGATTAGTTTGTTGTTGATCAAATTCAGCCCAAAAATTATCTTGACTCATTCTACTATTTTTGCTCCTTTGCTTTCCCAGTATTTAACTTTATTAAACGGTATTTCTCTTTCAGTACCATTTGGACCAACCATAGTCACTGTTTGCTTCTTAGTATCAACAGGCTTTCCTAGTTTATTTTCAGCTTGCCCCATATTTTGTCCAAGAGTATTTTGTTTTTTTAAGCTCTCCATGTCATAAGGACTAATATGAGTGTTGTAACGTAGTGAATTATCAGCAGCTTCATAACGATTAGAGATCATCTCGTTTAAGTCTTCTAGCTTTTGCTGAAATACATCAGGCGCATCACCAACAGAAGGCAACATTTTTTTCTTGTCAAATATTTCAATAATACCTTTGCCAAGCACCCCCCCTTTCAGCTTTCTTTCAAACTCTACTTGGAATTTATTTACTTCGGCTTCAAAAGCTTTTCTTTTAATACTTTTTTCTCTCTCTGCTTTTTTATTTTGATCGTCTGAGTCTTTGTTAAAATAACTTAATAAATCTTTTGCTTGATTAGCATAAGACCCAACATAAGGATTCATAGGGTTTATTAAATCGTCCTTAGTAATCTCCTGCAAATTCTCAAACTGCTGTTTTATTTTTCCTAAATCGCCTAATACTTCACCAGTAGATTGTTTTAATTTACTGTAATTTGTACGCTCAGTTTTGCTTTCAATTGGCGCAAAGTTATCGCCAAGCGGAGAAACGGCAGACTTGTTTTTTGCCTCAAGTTTAGCTTGATTAAATTTATCTAATAAATCATGATGACGCTTAGTTTCTTCTAGCTTATCTTGTTGAAATTGCCGCTGGTTATTAAACTTCTCACGTTCAAACGCTTCACGCCTTAAACCTTTTTGATAATTCAAAATTTGATTAGCTAAGGCATTATTTGCCATTTCTGCCTTTGCTTCTGCATTATAATATTCGCTGATAGCTGGAAGAGCAGCACGAGATATATCGCCAAAATTATTAAAAAATCCCTTTCTTTTCGGAGTTTGAGCAATGTTTGAAGCAAAATTAAGCAAACTTCTACGCAAAGCCCGATCTTGCTGCTTTTCCGTCATTCCTAAAGAGTCTCTGGCTGTTGAGATAGCTCTTTGAATACCAGAATCAAAAGGATTAGGACTAGCATTAATTGGTTCACTATTTGCGTTTTGACTGTTTTCATTTAATAAACGCATTTGATCAGCTAGTTGCTGTTGAGACTGTGCATAATTTATTATTGCTGGATTCATATCGCATCCATTATTGTGTTAAATTTAAGAAATCTTTTGAGGATTAAGAGATAACCAAAGATGCGATTTTGAGTTTCACAGAAACTTGCTGAAGAGCTTTTTACACTCTCCAGCTAAAAAGAGGAGCATATGCTAATACATATACTTAAAACTATTATAACATATTTTAAGCAATAGGTAATTCATTAAGTTTGCTGTAGATCACAGTGCAATCAAAAACTTGCGTACTGCCGTTTGAAAAACAAACTATACTGTCGCTAACACTAGGAATAGCAGAAAATTTTAAATTTAAAGTCAATCCCAATTCGTCTAAAACATCAACGCTTTTCAACGGCTCTATTTCAAATTCATTAATTAAAAATACCTCGCTAGTGTCGGTACTGCTTTTTATCTGTTGCAAATTAAATCTTATTGCTTGCTTACTTCTATTGCAGACAATAATACTATTTACCCATAAAGCATTACTGTCTGCTGCGATTAAAGTTGTTTTTGTATTAGATAAATTTGGAAATATTACATTATCGTAATCAACAAAAATGCTCATAAATATTACTCACTCCACTTAATACTACGCCATATTCCATTTCCTATTTCTCCTTGTTCGCCTTCAAAAATGCGTAATTGATTATTGGTTGTATCGTAATAAATAAAACCATCTATTTCATTTTTTATTACTTCTACATCTTGTTGCGCGCCAGATGGAAAAATCATTGGGCTGCCGTTTGTAATACCTAAACCTGGGACTTCACATTGAGTGGCGTAAAAAGTTAACCACTTGCCGTTAATATACCCTCTCACTTGATTATTTGTGATATCAAGATACAGAAAACCATTGTCTCTTTCTATATCTTCGACTTCGTCTTTTTTTCCAAATGGTAAGACTAGCGCTTCTGTGTTCAATCCAGGTGCTGGAGTAATAGGCTTTTCTGATACTAAGCCCAACCATTGACCATCAGTAAGTACTTGCCACTCATTAGCAGTAATGTTGTAAATCATTGCGCCGTTTTTTTTGTTCTGTAGCAAGTCTCGTTGTGACTCAGTTACATTGGGAGGAATTAAACAAGCTGTTTTATTTGAAGTTCCTGTTTTTGCGTTGCTTGTAATTTCTATCCCGTTAAAATTAGTTGTCATTTTTAATACCTTTATCTGTTTGAATTTAATATATTTTCTAGAACTTTGATTTGTTCTTGAATTAAAGCAATATCTTTAGTGACTAAATTTCTGCGCTCTTGAGTTGATATCGCTTTGTCGTCAGATGAATAAAGTATTCCGTCACTATATAAAACTTGAGAATATTTGATGATGTTTTGTAATGTATCTTTAGTATTCATAAAACCTCGTTATTTTTTGTTATTTGTAGTATTTTCGTAAGGTGCTAGTAACGCTTGTAAACTCGTAATATCTTCTTGTAACATAGAGATTGATGCGTTAGTTGCCTCACATACAGCTTGTAATTGCGAGTTTTGTGTGTCGTTCCAACACCTACCAAAAATAGAGTTTGTTAAATTTCTTATATTTTGAGCGTCTTTCATTAAATTAGTTACAGCGCCAAGGCCGTTGTAATTAATAGCAAAATCAGTCGTAGAAACTTCGTTTGTTTTATCTTTTGTCATGTAATATCTCCTAAATAAAGTGTTGAATACCAAGTGAAAATTTTTAAAGTTCCATTGCCACTACATAAACCCGAATCTTTATTGTAAATAATTAAATCTTTATTAATAACATTTTTATTTGGTACTACTTTGATGTCTTTGAGGTTTAGTATATCAAGAGCGGGGCAATCTTCTTGAAATAGCTTTGAGTCTACTGTACCAAATCTAACGCTACCAATAGCAATGTTAATATCTAAATCATCATCGTCATATTCTTGAGTTCC